AAGATTTTCATGGATGAGTATTCGTTACCTGAAGGCCAATTAGAAAATCTATATGGTATTGAAAAATCTAACAAGGCTACTGAATACGACTTAGGCATCGGTGGGATGGGTGACTTAGAAGAGTTCAATGGTACTATTGGATATGATGATTTCAAGCAACAGTATAGAATTTCTTATAGCCATAAGGAGTGGGTAAAAGGGCTTAAGATCGAGCGTAAATTAGTTGATGATGATCTTTATTCTATCATCAATAAGAGGCCAGCACAGTTAGCTTTAGTTGCTAAACGAACTAAAGAGAAACATGCAGCTTCTGTATTTAACAACGCATTTAACACTTCTGTATTTAGTGGTGGTGATGGACTTGCTCTTTGTGATGATTCACATACAAGAGTAGGAACAACTACGACTAATGATAATGCAGGATCTACTGCTCTTTCAGCTACGGCTGTTGAAGCAACTAGATTGCTTATGAGAGGGTTTACTGATGAAACAGATAATCTTCTTGTAGCGCGTGGAGATACATTGCTAGTTCCACCTTCTCTTGAAGAGCAAGCGTGGGAGATCGTTAATGCTTCTGGTAAAATGGACACAGCAGATAACAACCCTAACTTTAACAAAGGTAAGTACCGAGTTATCGTTTGGGATTATTTAGCTGATTCAAATAACTGGTGGATGATCGATAGCAAGATGGCTAAGATGTATCTTAAGTGGTTTAACCGTATCCCTACAGAGTTCAACAAGGATAAAGACTTTGACACATACATTGCAAAATGGAGTGTTTATACTCGTTATTCTTACGGGTTCTCTGATTGGACTTGGTTATATGGACACGAAGTAGCTTAAACATTGTGGGGGGAGCAATCCCCCTGCTCTTTCTAGAAAGGAAAGGGTGCAATTATGGGTTATACTCATTTTGATAAAGTATGTGGAGTTAATGGTGTTTATTCAGGTGCTAAAGGAAGCGAATCTGCTTTCTCTAATGCTTTATTTGGAACAGTAGCAATAACAGATGCGACAACGTATACTGCTTTAGCTGCTAATTCAGGTAAGATACATATCATTCCAGATCTAACAGCAGATTGTGTAATATCATTACCTACTGCTGCTGCGGGCATTGTGTTGACTTTTATTTATAAGGGTGTTGCACAAGACGCACAAGATGTAACCTTTGATACAGGTGCAGATGCTAACTATTATCTTGGAGGAGTTACAGGTCTTGATGATGATGACGGAGATGTTGTTGTCATTTATCCTGATGGAAACAGTAATTCTAAGATGAAGATGGATACATTGAATGCTGGATCAAAGATTGAGTTAATATGTGATGGAACAAACTGGATTGTTAATGCTTTAATTGTATCTGGTACAGATACTCATACTGCGTTTTCAGATCAATAATAATTAACTGCTGATTTACAGGGAGGGTTTGGTTAATCTCTTTCTCTCCCTGTTCAGCAAACTAACGCTCATACGAGCACAAAGGAGAAAGAGATCATGGTTAGAGCAAAGGCGAAAAGAAAAGTAGCACCAGCAAAGCAATACCTTAGTCCAACTGAGAGAGATAACTTGCAGTCAGAGAAGAAAGACTTAGAGAATACTCTTAAAGACATGGAAGGATATGGAGTAGGCACTGCAGGAGATGCTATTGATAAGAGTGCAATTTCAAGAGAGATAAGTAGATTAGGTAATGCCATCGATGAGAGAACGGCACCAACACCTAGAGCCGTAGAGAAGGACCGTCTTGCTAAGGAAGAAAAAGACCTAGAAGAAAAGATTTCAACAGGGATGCCAACATGGTATGAAATGAATAAACCATCTAGAAACCCTGGAGCAGTAAGGAAGCATATGGCATGGGTAGAAAGAAATAAAGAATTAATCAAGAGATATAAAACTGTACAACGGATATTAAGACCTCAAGACCCTAAATCAATAGAGTCTTTGAGGAAAGAACGATAAACGAACTGAGGGTTGTAAAACCTTAACAAAGGAGTAAATCATGGGAGATGGCGGCAGAGAACAACCAATAAACGGAAAGCCAGTATTTATTTATGGTAAAGAGAATCAAACAGATACCGAAGGAAAAGCAATAAAAGTAGACTCTGAGGGTAATCTGATATTAACAGGTGATGTTGAGATTGGTGCAGTAGAGAATAAAGATGGTACTACTGATAACAGACAATCAATTAAAGTAGATAACGCCACTGCCACAGCTACACCAACGGTAGCTTTAGTTGGTGGTATTTACAAGGCAACAGAAGACACATATGACGATAATGATGCCTCACCGCTTCATACTGACTCTAATGGTAATCTTAAGGTAACTGGAGGGGCTAGCTCAGTTGGGGCAGAATACACCTCTCCTAGTGACTTTACGGCCACATATACAAGCACTAGCACGATAACACTATCTAGCTTACCATTTACAATTTCAGATAGTTCACAGCTTGTCTATGTTAAGCAGATCTTATCAGGAAATACTTCTGTAATATATGTTAATGGATCTGGTGGAGTAACACTTTCAGTAAGCTCTAATGTTCTTACTGTTTACAAGAGTGGAGCAGCTATTACAGCATTAGCTAGTGGAGATGCTTATGAGATCGGTATTAATTCACAAAAGAAAGCATATGATCCAAGTACGCAATCAAACAAAGCAAGTTTACTTAATCCAGTATACTCTCGATATACAGACGTAGAGACTCTAATTGCAGCAGCACAGGAATTAGATGCTACTCCTACTGATCTAGGTGCAGAGATTGATATGTCAGGATATAATGAACTTGGCGTTTGGTTGACTGTAGATATTGGAACATCAACTGATGTGACCTTAAGAATTATTCATAAGCATACATCAGCAGGTGCTGAGGAATACCGAGAGATTTATTTAGGTAGCCCAGCAAGCAATATCACTACAGTTAATTTAAATGATTATCAAGTTGGAGCAGACTCAGATCAATTAATTAAAATTAATATCCCAGTTAGCATGACAAGCCCGTATATTCAATTACAGGTGAGTGATGCAGCTGATGGAGATGGACAAATTGACGCTTGTTATATTACAAAGGCATACGCAGCATAAGGAGAAATATTATGAGTAAAGAATTACAAGTAACGATCGATGGAACAGCTAGTGATGTTACCGCTATTAAAGCAGTAACAGATGTTGTACCAGCAGTTGTCTTAAAAACCTATGCTGCCTTATCTGGCTATGACACAGCAGCAGCATTCACAGTAACTGGCGATGTTATGTGCAGAGTTGTAGGAGTCGTCGGAGCAACAGGTATTACCTCAACCTCAGGAACAACGACTTTAGAAGTTGGTACTACTGAGTCAACAGCATCAATTATAGCACAAGCAATTATAAACAATACGCTGTTTGCTGCTACTGATGTTTGGGTAGATGCTACACCTGCAAATGATAGCCAAGCTATGACTAACTCATGGGTTATTGTAGGTGGTGGTGCAGATATTATCTTGACAAGGGATGTTGACGATATTACTGCTGGAACATTAACACTATATTGCGAATGGAAACCATTAAGCATAGGAGCAACATTAGTTGCTGCATAAGGAGATTAAAGATGACAGACCAAGAAATATACAGTTTTATGAACGGGCGAGACGTATCAACAAGTTTCTCAGATTCATCTCACAACAGCGAGATAAATTTCATAGACTTCGTAGGAGTAGACAGAGAAGCCAAGAGAGTCAAGAGCGAGCTAGCAAGTAAGAAAGACGGTACATTCTTATTAGAAGCAGCGTTCCCTGCGATCACTACGACAAATGAGGAAACGGGAGAAATAACTATTCTTACTCCAGCCGTACCAGCAGTTTATTATGAGTACACAAACGATGCCGCCTTAATTGCGAGTATTATAAGTGACTTAGATGTTGAGGCATTACTCGGAGAAATATAATGAAAGAAGCAATACATAGTCCATATAATAAGTTAGTTAAAAGGATAACCCTGAACGATGAACAGACCTTGCGTAAAGGTGGTGGCACGCCAACGGACGTAACCTTTGCAAATGGCAAAGGAACATTCAATGGGACTTCCTCAAAAGTCAACTACAACCTCGGACTGAATGGTACTTATAGTGTGAGGGTTAGATGTAATCCTACGAGTTTTGCAGCTACAAGATATTTGTTTGATTGCAGAGGAAGTAACGATGATGGTGCAGGACGTATTCGATTAGCCTCTCCCTCTGGTGCTGTAACAATAACTTCAGGTACTTCTTATGTAAATGGATTAGCTACTACAGCTACAATTGTAGGAGTTGATAATGAAGTTATAATTACAGGTATTACATTAACACAGGGTACAGGAGCTAATTTGTCTTTAATAGGCTCTGAAAAAGGTAATGTATCAGAATTTCTCGGCACAATGGATTTAGTAGAAATATATTCTGGGACGTTGACAGCCTCAGAGGTAAGCAATTTATATAATGATAGATGGAATACAGAACTACCTCCAACGACTCCAAGGGAAGTAACACAGTTCTCTTGCGATACTACTGATACTGGTTGGCAAAGATGTGCTGATGATAGTGGCACTAATACGGGCGGAACTTATGGTGTTGGTAAATCGCTTAAGGCAGTTGGAATTGGTTCGGGCGTAGGGGCTGGTAATGACCTAGTTGGTTTTGCTGCCACTTTACCCGGCTACCGCAGTACTAGTGCCTCTTTCGGCAATCTAGGTTCTTACTTGAACTTATGGTCTTCTACCCCTTCTAGTGCGACGGGTGCCTGGAGACGGACCTTGAACACTTCCTACTCTACGGTCAACCGGGATGCGAACAATAAGGCGTACGGCTTTTCCG